TAGCTGCAACAGCTCTCAAGTATGACTTAATTGCTGCTTTGTGTTTCTTTGATAGTTTCATTTAGTTACCTTTCAGTAGCGGGATGTCAAACTCTGCTTTGTTATTGTCTTGATCTTTTTTAAAGCTAATATGTATATGGTGATCGTGTGGCGAATAGCCCTTATATTTACGCCAGCGCCAATTAAGCACCGGACTTGCAATTTTGCCTAAATGAATTACATAACTGATACGCCCTTGAGATTTCCCATATAATCTAATTTGATCTGCCAAGTATGCTGAAAGCCTTTTGTCGTCAGATAACCGAGCAGAAATGTCAAGCCCTCTAACGCATCCTGTTTTTGGGTCAGGGTTGTGGTCGGATTTGGTGGCTCGTTGCATATGTGCCACAGAAGCCAGCCATCCATCACTTTTACGATCCCTGTCTGGATAACACTCATTGACTTGATCTCTGAATGTTTCAGCAGCTTTAGATAACCAAGGCTTCATTAGCCAAGTAAGATTTTAAGTTCATCAGCAGTTAAACCAAGACGATCTGCAATTGCTTGGCGTTGAGCTGCTTTTGCTTTTGCTTCGGCTTCGGCTGCTAAAAATTCCTTTTGAGATGTTTCTCTTGCTTTTTTCTCAGCAGCAGTTTCCTCACGCTCGGTAATTGTTTCCTCGCCAGTTGATGCGTTAAATTCTTTTTCTGTTATTTTCATCATTACCCCTTATGCGCTTGTGTAAACATAAACTGTGCCACCATCAAAATTTCCAGAATTAGAAAAAATAGAAATAGATGAAATAGTAGATGAAGAATTGTAAACTCCACCAATGTTCCAACCTTCTTGAGAATTGCCACCTTCGGTTGATCCCATTCCGCCTGCTGTGTATGCTTTCACACCAGCAGCATTACAACCATCAACTCTTAAAAATCCTGAAACTTGCGCTGCGGTATTAGTTGATAATCTGCCTAAAGGAATCCCAGTTAATCCTGTTTGGGTATATCGTCTAAAAATGTCAGAAGAATAAGAACCGCCACCCTCAACAAACATGGCACCAATTGCTACATAATTTGCTGCGGTGTCGGTATTAAATCTGACTGATATTAATGCAGAACCACCAGTTGTGCTTGCACTACCAACTAAAACTAAAATTTTATCTTTAGCAGAAATACCTGACACAGTAATTGTTGCTGCGCCAGTTAATGCTGTGCCACCTGCATTTAATAAAGACCAATTTGCGCCAGCGCCACCAGGAGCTGCCCAAACAGGAACTCCACCAGTAACAGTTAAAACATCACCAGTAGACCCAATTCCAAGTCTTGTGTTGGTGTTTGCGGTAGATGAACGATATTCAATATCGCCTAAAGTAGTTGATGGGTTTAGATTCTTGGTTGTTGTATCAACAGATGAACCAAGTGTGCGAATAGCTGCTGCACCATCTTTAACCAGCGCGGTATCGTCTGGGGTAGTCCATCCATAATTAGTAGTGGTTGCCATTTTATCCTTTTCCTATGCGACTATTGTAGCGTACTCCCAAGTCAAACTTGGGTCGATTGTGTTCCAAGCCTCTGTGGCTGGAGTTGTATTCCAACGCATCGCCACTTGGCTAAATGCAACTGGAGAAACATTGATTGTGAGAAACAGTTCGTTAAAGCGGGTGCTCCATGACCAGCCCTCAACATAACCTTGAAAAGCCCCACCTGAGATTTGAGCAGGCAGATTTTGAATATCTACCGGCATTCCCATAAATACAGCTAATAGATCATCCCGATCTGCGTCGTCTATTTCTGAGTTAGTAATTGGGAATGTGATCGATTGGAATGCTGGTATTGGATAAGCTCTTTGGGCTATGTATCGATCGGCAATATCCTGAGCATCCGTAGCCCCATGAACACGAGAGTTAATTGTTTCGGCTTTGTAACCATATAGGGCAATTGAAGCTGCATCTGTGGCAGTAACCTGTGAATTGTAATTGTTGCCATAATTAATATAAATATCATTTCGAACATCTGCTGATCGCATAATCGTAGATAAGCCAGCACCTAACGCATGGTTAGCATCTAATTCAACATAACCATTGACTAAGAGATAATTCTGCCTGTGGTCTGCATCTGCATAAAATATGTTTCCACTATTATCCTCACCAATTACACCAAACGCTGAATTGGCAATATCTGAAATGACATTGTAAATCGTGTCAGTAACATTTGATTGAGAACTCATGGTATAAAGACCCGGCTGATCTATTTCGCCAAGTCCTAGATTGACTGCATTCTCCCAAGTTTCGGTTGCATTGTAGGTTGCCCATGTTGAAGCTGCTGGCACATCATTCCAAGTTCCAAGCAAGACGCTAGAAAGAATCTCATAGATTTGGTTGCCATCCTCATCTTGAGAAATGTTGTCATTAAAGATTTCTTTGGTTAATCTAGCAAGTGAGCCCATAGCCAAAAGTGTGTATTGAACAACTGTAGCTGCTGCACCTGTTTGTAAAACTCCAACTGTAACATCCGTTAAATCGCCACCAAATAATGAAACATAAGATCCAGTTGAGTCTTTAACTTGCAAATCAAAAGAATCATTAATATCAAATGGAAGTGTTTGGTTATTTAATGCAACCAGCGTAACTTGCATATATGAAGGAAGTGCCTGTTGGTAGATGTCAGATCGACCTGCTTGGTGTTGGACATCTGAAATGGTGATGTTAGTATAATCAACCCCACCGACAGTTAATTTCCAGTCTGGTGTAAATTGTGACATTAATTGACTCTATCTCGTAACGCGGTTACCGATCTTGCTGCTTGGCTATTAAGTTGATTTGCCACAGCTCTAGCAGTTCCCTCAGGATCTAATGCACCTGATACATTGATTACAATACTTGGATTAGCTGCAAGGGTTTGACCTTGTTTTTCTAGCACTCTAAATTGTGCTTGAAGTGCATCAAATTGTTTTTGAGCAGCTGACTTAGATACTCCACCAGATGCAACTTGGAATGTCAGCTCGGTAAATTGATCTTGAACTCTTAATAATTTATCTGCTAAATCTTTTAAGCTAGTAGCTGCTTGAGTGCTAACACCGCCACCACCTGCACCACCACCTGCACCACCACCTGCACCACCACCTGCTCCGCCACCCGCACCAAAACCACCGCCACCGCCACCAAGACCAGTCGGCAAACCAAATTGTGGATTACCTGCACCATATTCAAATGATGATCCACCTGCTCCAGTTTCGTCTGCGCCTCTAGCAAATTGACTTAATCCATAAGTAACTGCCACAGCTGCTAATGCTGCTGCTGCTGTTCCAACCGATGCTCCACCAGTAGCAAATGCAGTTGCAACACCCGCACCCGCTGCTGCTGTCCTAAGTGTTTTCATGGCTGCAATTAATGTTCCAATAGCGGTAACAAATGCTGCAATTTTATTGACAACAAATACTGTGGCTATAACTCCGCCTAATATAATCAATTCATCTTTAATGTTAATTACAAACTTAATAACTCCTCGTAATTGTTCACCAAATCGAAAAGCACCTTCGGTCGCTTTAGCTGTTTCTGATGCAATTGAGTTATCTCCCGTTAATCCAGATATAAATGCCTGAATGTTAGGGACTACTGTTTGAATTAAATAATCAGCAAATTTGACAAAAATAGGAAGTAATGCTGCTCCTATTTGTTCCTTAGCCTCATCCATAGCAATAGTTAATTGTCTAAACTTAAATTCAGCGTTAGTAGATTCATTGGCAATAAACCCGCCATAGGTAGTCTTTAACTCTTTAGTAATATCATCAAATGATTTAGTTTTTAAGGTTGCAGCATCTATTCCTAGACCTAACTTACCTAATGCAGTATTTGAACCATCATAGGCTCTACCTAATGCGTTTGTAACTGTTTCTAATGGCTTACCAGTTGCCACGCTAATTTCTTGAGCAAGGCTTAAAAGTTCCTGAGCTTTAGTAACATCTTGAGTAGAACGGATCAACCGAGATAGGGCTGGCCTTAAAACATCATCGGTGGTAGCAGTTGCAATTGCTTGCTTAGTAATATAAACATCAATTGATCTGATCTGTTCCTCAGTAGCCCTAGTATTGGCTCTAATTGTCTGCTCAAGGGATTTTCTAGCTTTCTCATCCTCAGCAGCAGCTTTAACAGCTGATATAGCAAATGCGCCGGCAGCAGCACCAGCAGCAGCAAATGCCAACGCAGCTTTCTTTCCAAATTCACTTATTTTGTTTGCGTTATTTTCTACCGATTTATCGGCTTCGCCTAGTTTCTTTTTTAGATCATCAACATCGGCAAGTATCGAAAGTTTTAAGGTTCTATTATCTCTTGCCATTAGACCCACTCCTTGAGAATTCTACTAAATGCTGCTTCCCATTTATTAATCAATTCAGGCTGAATTCTGCGAAGGGTTGGATAGATAAACCATCCTCGACTACCTCTGCCCTGCCTTCCAGAATATGTAGGGAACTGTTTGAACTTATTTGATCCAAACTCCATACCACCCCATAAGGTTTGAGTCGTAGCCCCACCCGAAAACCTCTGTGATGCGAAACCATAACGGAACTCACCAATTTTGCTTGACTTGCTGACCTTAACGCCATCTGCAATTCTTTTCGCTGCGATGCCTGACTTTGTTCTATTCGCAGCTGCCGCTTTAATTTCCTCAGATGCAAAATACGCCAGAGCAGCAGATTGGCGTTTTGCTTCATCGGTTGCAGTTTCATCCATAAGTTTGAACGCTTTGTAAATATCGCGCAGGTCGGATTT